GTTCTGCTTGGCGACCGTGATGAGCGCCGGGCTCTTGAGCACGCCGAGCGGCTGGCCGTCGCCGAGGCCGCGATAGATGAGGTCCTCGGCCTTGAACGTGATTTCCTCCGCGAAGGCCTGGGAGGCGACGGCGGAGAAGGCCGGCGCGTCGGCGAGCAGCTCGTCGGTGGCGTAATAGAGGCCAATCATCTTGTTGAGCTTGAAGACGATCTCGCGGAACTTCGGCGCGGCGGCCGTTCCGCCGGAGCCCTCGCCGGCCATGTAGACGGAGACGCCGCCCCAGCGCGAGCCGTTGGCGCGGCTGGTTTCGTCGACGCCGGGGATGGTCAGCGAATTGGCGTTGGTGGAGATCGGGATCTTGTTGACCGCGCCCAGCACCTCGCCGAGGTCGTGCGCGAGCATCCAGACGGCGGAAGCGAAATCCATCTGCAGCAAGAAGCCGCCGCCGGTCGGGTCGGTCTCGCCCGCGCCGGTCGGCGCGCGCACGAGCCGCGCGTCCTGCGACGAGCCGCGCGATTCCGCGAAAGCCTTCACCGCCAGCAGCTGCTCGCCGAGGTTGCGGAAATGCCGGCTCGCGTCCTGCGTCCAGCCGGTCGAGCGGCGCGCGATGGCGACCGCGTCGTGGAAGCTCGGCGTCGCGCCGCGCGCGCGGATCGCGCCGAGCTCGCTGGCCATGCGGGCGATGGAATGGAAATCGGCGCCCTCGGCGACGGCGGGGTCCTCGCCGCGTGGGTCGGAGCCGGCCGGGCGCGAGAGGGCGGCGGAGCGCTTGCGCGCGATTTCGGCTCGCTCGATCTGACCCTCGAGCGCCTCGATCTCCTTCAGCTTCAGGTCGAAGGCGGCGGCGTCCTCGGTCAGCGCGGTGAGTTCGTCGGACGCGGCTGCGAGCTTGCGGCGCAGCTCGCTGATTTTGGGTTCCATGCTACGCTCCATACAAGGGCGGCGGCGTCTCGCGACGCGGCGGTGGGAAACGGTTCGCGACGGCGCGCGAAAACCGGCGGCGCCTCACGGCGCGACCCGGCCCTCGCGGCCTTCGCTCCCTCAGCCGCCCGGGCGGATGAGGAATTCGGGTTTGATTGAGGGGCGAGACCGGCGGCCCGCGGCTGATGGTGCTCGGACGGGCCGGCGAGGCGCGCGTCCGCCGCCTTGCGGCGCAACGGCGCCGCCGGTCTCTACCGACGCTCGCCGCGCCGGATTCGCTGGGCCTTCGAAACGGCCTCAGGCGCCGATGCGCGCCCTGACGGCCTGCGCCTTGGCGAGGCGCTCCTTAGCCTCGCGGGCGCGGCGCTCGCTGTCGTCGTCGTCGGGATCGACGCCGGGATCGTCCGCGTTGTCCTCGGGATTGGCGTCGTCGCCGTCGTCGAGCAGGTCGGAGAGCTGCTTGTGCGCCTTCTGGATGTGACCATGCACGGCGCGCATGCAGCGCATCGTCTCGGCGGAGAATTTCGCGCCCTTGCGCACGAGGCCTGTCTTCTCCAGCGCGCGGGCGACGGCCTGTTCGAGCGTCGCGGCGGACCAATAATAGGGGCCGCCGTCGTCCTGCGTGCCGGCGATCTGTTCGGCGGTCTCCTCGCCGGCCATGGCGAGCAGCAGGCGGTTGCCGTCGTCGAGCCAGGCGCGGAGCTTGGCCGGCAATTCCGAGCCATCCTCCTCGCGCGCGGCCTCGGCGGCGACGCGGTCGAACAGGTTTTCGGCGCCGGCGAGGAAATAGCAGAGATCGGCGACCGCAAAGAGATCGCGCTGCTTGAACTTGCGCGAAAGCCCGGCGAAATCGCGCTCGGGCGCCGGCGGCGCGGTTTTGGACTTCGGAACCGGCATTCTCGCCGCCTTTCGCAGGTTTTCGAGTTCAGGCTTGCCGATCACGGCGAAGTTGCCCTGGTCGAGCAGGCGCTCGGCCCAATCGAACAGCGGGCGGGTGTCGATCCCGGCCGAGCGGGCGGTGACCAGCGCGGTCGGCAGCGCCGGCACCGGCACCTGGCTGATTTCGAGCAGTTCGACGCGAGTGAAATCGAGGCCGCCGGGGCGGGCGCGATCTTTAGCGGCGCGCCATTCCAGCGGCAGCCAGCCGGTGCTCGTCGCGTTGAGGAAATTGCCCTTGACGAGCTGGTAGACCGTGTCGGCGAAGGCGTGGTCGGCGTAGCGGACCTGGCCGACCAGCCGGCCGGCCTCGGTGGCGAGGTTTTCGACGCGGCCGACGGGCAGCTCATCGTCGAGATGCGCCCAGAGAAAGACCGGGTTGCGCTGGAAATTCGTCAGATCCCAGGCGTCCGAAGCAATCGTGTGCATGTCGCGGCCGACGCTGGCGTCCGAGAAGCAATAGCGGATGCAGCGGTCTTCCAGCGGGGGGCCGAGCAGGCGGCCGGCGACGGCGAAGGTTTCGCCCTGCCCGGGCGCGGCCGTCAATTCGTCGAGCGAGAGAAAGCGACGCATGGGGCTCCCGGGCGCGGGCGTTGCATTTTGGGCCGTCGCGTCGGACAGTCGGGCGCCGCTTCGTCCGGAGGCGGTGGACCGATATGCTCGCCGCAAGCTCCTGCGCGATCGGCGCCGACCCCCAACGCGATCAACCGGCTCAACGCCTCGGCGCGGGACGGATTGTCGCTTTGCGACGCGGCCCAATCATCGGCCGCGTCGAGCGATGCGCGGCGGATGCGGATCATGCAGGTCTGAGGGCCGGTCGAGACGGGGCGGCCGGGACGATTTTTTGCAGGCTTCGGCGGTTGGTAGTGTCTCAGTCTGAGACACTACCCCCGCCGCTCGTCCAGCGGCCGTGATCGTCGCGCGGCTGATCCTCGCTGTAGCGTTTGCCGCGCGCCTAGCGGCTCGCCGCCTTCGGCCCCGGCTCCGCTGACGTGGCTCGGCGCGCCCATGCCGCTGGGGGTCAAGAGCCTGTCGCCGCCGGGCAGCGGGTCGCGGCGGTCGTCGACGCGGGCCTCGTTCTGCGTGAGGAAACCGCCGGCGACGCCGCGCGCGTAATAGTTGTAGCGCGCGGTGATGTTCGCGCGCGTCAGCGTGTCGAGTTTGAAATCGAGCGTCAGGCCTGCGCGCTTCAGGCCCCAGTCGCGCGTGATGCGCGCGCCCCAGCGGCCGGTGTAGCCGGTGATCGTGAGGTTGATATATTCCTGGCTGAGCTGCTCGATGTTGTTCATGGTCGCGCGCTGCAGGTCGCCCAGCATATGCGCGGGAATCCGGAAGATGCGGGTGATCTCCTGGATCTGAAAATTGCGGCTCGCGACGAATTCGGCGGCCTGCGCCGTCATCGCGATCTGCTGATATTTGAGCCCCTGTTCGAGGACCAGGATCTTGCCGGTGTTGACGAGGCCGCTCTTCCTGTCGCGCCAGTCCGCCGCCATGCGCTCCGCCGCGTCGTCCGTCAGGCGGTGGTCGGTCGTCAGCACGCCTGAGGGCGCCGCGCTGTTGGACATCCATTGCGTCGCCTGGCGCTCGTAGGCGAGCGCGAGGCCGATGGCGTCATGCGCCAGCGCGATGCGGCTCGCCCCCGTCAGGCCGTTCATCGAGAAGCCGCGGATGTGCAGCACGTCCTCGGCGGGGATGTCGAAGGGCTGGCCGCGCAATTCGGCCATCATGTGCAGGCCATTGGGCGTGACGCGGTAGAAAATGCCGCCGTCGGGCGATTCGCGCAGCGACACCCAGTCGGCGTTGACCGGGACGAGCCGCGTCACGCGGCCGCGGCGGTCGCGGATCTTCACGGCATAAGCGTTGCCCCGGAGGATGAGGCTGAACTGCATCATCTCCGAGAATTCGAACCAGGTCTGCCAGTCGTTGGGCTCGACGAACAGGTCGAACAGCTCGTGGTCCTGCGCCTCGACGCGCCGCTGCTCGGAATCGAGCCGGTAGAGCACCGGCTCGCATTTGGCGAAGTCCTCGCAGAGCATGGTGACGGCGGCCATCACGGTCGTCGCCTTGAGCGCGGTGGCCTGGGTGATCTCGACACCGGCCGAGGAGGCCGTGCCGAACGGCGCCCATCCGGCGTCGCCCCAGGGATCGCCGTAATCGCGCGCCTTGGCCGGCAGAGCGGCGCCGGGCCGGCCGGCGGCATAGAGATCGCGGAGCGCGGACACGGACATTGCGGCTCCGGAGACGGGCTTGTTCAGGCGGCGCGCGGGCGCTCGAACCAGGTGCGGAACGGCAGCAGGCGGCCGTCGCGGTTCCAATCGACGAAATATCGGCGGCGGCCGTCGGCTTTTGTATGGACGCTGAACAGCGGTCCGCCCTCGACGCCGTCGCGCAGCTGGGGGCCCTCGGCGCGCAGGCGCAGGCGGTCCGTCGGCGGATCGCTTTCCACCACCTCGATCTTGAGGCCGTTGGCGAGGAAGTTCGCGAGCCAGCCATGCAGGTGCTCGTGCTCGGTGAGATCGAAGACTCGGACGCCCATCTTAGCCGAAGCTCCTCAATCCGCGCGTCGCGCTATAGACGCTGCCGGCCGGCTCGGGATTCGCGCTCATCAGGGCGACAGCGTTGAGCGCGGCCATCAGCGGATCGATCTTGGTCGCGCCCGCCTGGGCCTTGGTGATCATCACCGCGTTGCCCTTGGCTTCCGTGCGCGCGTTGCCGACCGCCCAGGCCATGAGGCCCTGGCCGGCGTGGATCAGCGACTGGTCGGCGAGCTTGCGCTCGGCGGTCTTGATCGGGCCCATCAGCTTGTAGCCCTGGCTCACGCCGTCGAGCGGAACCTCGGGCTCCTCGCCGTCGGCCTCGCGCTGCCAGATCCCGATGGTCTTCAGGCCCTCGACGATCAAGCCGACGCCGGCCGTGTCCATGCCGACCCAGGCAAGCTTGGCTGTCCGCTTGATCTTGTCGATGAGCTCCACCAGCGCGGCGATGTCGGCGGAAAGCTCCACCGGCGCGCCGTCCTCGCGCGAGGCCGGCGGCGGCAGGGGCCTGGCCGCCTCGTCCATGGCGTCGAGGATTTCCTCCGGGCTCACGCGGCCCTCGGAATCGAACACCCAGAGATCGCCGTCGCGCACGAAGTCGAGCAGCTCGGCGGCGATGGCCTTGCGGCGGCGGAACACCGAAATGCTGCAATAGGCGCGCGCCCAGAGCAGCCAGCGTTTCGTGCCGGTCTCGCGGCCGAGCACGGCGAGGCCGAGCAGATCGTCGAGGCCGCCGCCGTCGAGGCCGACGACGACGCATTCGCTGCGCGCGATCAGGGCGTCCAGGCCGAGCGTGGGGTCGGCGCATTGCGCCCAGACGTCAGCGCCGGCCCAGCGGTCGGCGCGCAGGTTCATGCCGATCTCGACGTTGAGATGCTTGGCGAGAAACACGTTGCGGGCGTGGTCGCCCTCGGCCCGCTTCTCCGCGAGCTTCTCGATCATCCAGGTCTCGTCGACGATCAGCCCGAGGTTCGGGTTGGTGACGTAGAAGTTCTGGCGATCGAGGTAGGCCTGCGATTTGAGCATCGCGGGCGGGAATTCGTAGATGACCGGGCAGACGTGCGGGGCGATGACCTTGCCGTCGCGCACGTTGCGGAAATATTCGAGCTTCGCCTTGAAGACGCCGGCGGGAGGCTCGTCGCTCTGCGTCGAAAGGTAGATCACAAAGCCTTCCGGACGGCTGACGAGGCCGCCGGTCGCTTCGCTCAGCATGTTCTCGGCGTTAGCGCGCTTGCCGAAGAGCCAGAGCTCGTCGACGAGCACGCCGACCGCCTTTTTGCCGGAGACGGTTTCGGCGTCGGCGGCAATGACTTTCAGGAATGCGCCGGTGACGAGATGCAGGATGGTGCGCTCGGCTTCGCGCAGGCGCAGCAGCTCCGCAAGCTCAGGGTCGGTCTTCACCATGTCGCGGGCGGCGAAGAACGAGTTGTCGGCCACCTCTTTCGTGGGCGCGACGATGTAGAATTCGGCGCTGCGGCGCCAGTTGCGGATGAGCGCCGT